ATTCTTGAAATCCAAGGTCGATGTTCTCTTGGAAATTTTGATTCTTCCGGTGAACTTACTGTTACCTGTAAGACCGGAGAAAATGAATACAAGAAACATTTTCTTGGTCTGTCTGATAATGTGACTTTCTTCGCGGAACAACTGGATAGTGCTGATGTGAGTGTTGATAACTACCGTGTTATCTTCAAGCCTTCTACCATCATTCCTGATATTGACTTGGAGAAAAACTAAAATGTTTTCAATGTTCACAATACAAGAAGCCCGTAGGAGTAATGGTAATTATACACCACCAAATTTCGGATTTTGTAATAAATGTGGTTCACCATTGGAAATATACAGACATAAAAGGAAAGAAATTCGTTATAATATGGCGGATGGTTCACCAGTTGAATATGATGAATCATATAGATGTTCTGTGAATCCTTGCCATCAAGATCATATTTACTCCAAATCTGATAATAAGATTCTTTCTTTTATAATCAAATGGTTTTTCAGTATGAGTATTGGTGAATTGATGGAGTGTGAAATTTGTGGTAAGAAAAAAGTTGAAATAATATAAAAAAAGTATGTTTACATTTTATACAAAGTGTGTGATAATTATATATAAAAATCACACCACAAACAGAATAAAAATATAAAATAAGTATAAGGTTTAGTGTGGTTTCACCTTAGTACGCAGGAGAAATATTGAGTAAGTGGATTAACAAAGATTTATTTGGAGCATTTCAAGAACAAAAGAAACAAGAAAAAGAAGCACCAGCAACAGGGGGAATCAGAAGATTGGATATGTTGTGGAAGAACCCCGATAAGGGAACTGATACAACACCGAAAATCTATGTAGGACGATTCCTACCGGACAAGAATGGTAAGTTTTATAAGAAGTATTTTTACCATATGTTCAAATCAGGTGAAAAGTGGGCATTCTTCTTATGTCCAAAGACACACGATTTTGATAACTTTTGTCCGTTCTGTTCAGCAACACAGAAGTTGTATATGGGAACAGCCGCAGACAAGAAAATGGCATATTCCTATAAGAGAAAAGAGAAGTATGTTGGTAACTTCTTCATTCAAGACGATCCGAGAGATAGTGAAAGATCAGAAGAAGATAAGTGTAACAAGACCGTGAAACTTTATGAGTTTCCGGGCAAGGTTGAAATGAAGTTGAAAGAACAAATCACCGATACGAAGTATGGTCTTGGACCGGCTATTTTTGATCCAAGTGAAGGTGGTTATGATTTCATTATCAAGGTTCTCTCAACAAAGAAAGACCCAAATGGTAACATTTGGCCAGACTACTCAAACTCTGAGTTCGCAAGAAGACCAGAAGCAATTGCTGCAACAGAAGAACAAGTTGATGAGATTATGAAGACAGTATTTGATCTGGATGATTACATCGCATCAATGGAAAGAGATGATGAAGCAGTTGAAGCAACACTCAAAGCAGAAATGCTCTGGGATTTGGTGAAGGACGAATGGAGTAGAGTAAAGAAAGTAACACCGCCAAGTAAAGCTGAATTGGCAGCGGCAGCTGAAGAAGATGATGATATTCCAGAAGACGAAATCTATGGTAACACCACAGATGAAGATGATGACGATGATTCTGATGCTGCACTTTTGAAAGAGTTGGAAAACCTGTAGGAAAAAATAATTTTGACCTCTTGACGAAATTGATATAGTGATTATATTAGTATCATCCCAATAGTGGGAGTGTGAATTATCAAAAGTAAAAGAGGAGGAAAAAATTATGAATCTACCTACATTATGGAGAAAAAACTCAATGGCACCGTATAGTATCTTTGATGAAGCATTTGGAGAAAATGGTATCTTCGATAGAATGTTTCGTGACTTCGATGGAATGAGTGGAATTGTAACCTATCAGTCAGCAGATAACAAGGTGATGTTTGAAATTGAATGCCCGGGATTCAATAAGGAAAACATTAATGTTGAAGTTGCTGATGGATTAGCAACAGTGAAAGGCGAACGAAAGATAGAGGGTCGTCACGCTGGTCTGAAATCAATCTATCAAAGAGTCACAGTCGGTGAACCGGAATCTGTAGATGCTAAACTCAAGGATGGTATTCTCTACATTGAGGCAACTTATCCAGAAAAGAAAAAGGATAAGATTGAAATCAAAGTAGTTGAAGACGAGTAGAATTACCTAAGACCTATGGCGATAAACCCGTGAGGGTAATCATAAGTCCACAGGTAGGAGAGCGAAGACAATAGGTAACAGGATGCCAAAGCTCTATAATCAGTCTGATAGTCCTGTAGGGACGAATTCGAAAATGGAAACGAATTTCTAAAAATGGAGAGTCGGTGCAACAGGCGGGTTCTCATTCCTACGATTCGTAATACCTGATTATAACTAATAGAATGTAGTTAAAATTAAGAGTAGTTATTATAGAGTGTAGTTTCATTAATAGAGAGAATGTATATTGTAGATAAAAAATAGGGGAGTGGGAATAGTTTACCCATCCCCTATTTTATTTTTTAAAGTTGTATAATTATGTATAAATAAGTATAAATAGTATTATACATAATAGGTGATTGTAATGGCAAACAAAGGAAGTTCGTTCGAACGAGATATCAGTAAGTTTTTATCAAAGTGGTTAACGGGAAGTGAGAAACCGTATCAATATTGGAGAACACCAGGCAGTGGTTCTCTTTGCACAATACACGAAGAAAATGCCGGGTTATCAGGGGATATTAGAGCTCTCACATCTGATGCTAAATTTCTAACGAACGCTTTTAGTATTGAATGTAAAACTGGTTATCCCGGCACTTCTTTCTGGCAACACTTTTCAGATACGAAGACTTTCAAGATAAGAGAATTTTGGGAACAATCCTGTCGGGATGCAAAAAAGGCGAACAAATTACCAATGGTTATTTACAGAAAAAAAGGTAAGAAACCATTGATGGGAATGTCTTATGGTGTATTAGACCAGATTTTGGGCGTCAAAAAGACTTATCCTTACAACAGTATAATAATGTCGTTTCGTAGTGAGTATGATCTACCGAGTATGTTTTTATGTGATTTTGAAGAATTTTTTTCGTATGTTGGTGTTGAACAAATGAGAGACGCATGTGAAGAACTATGGAGAGTATTGAATATCTATGGCAAAACTTAATTTAACGACAGGTGAATTTGCTGATTTGATGATTGTATTTTTGTTTGATGCGATGGTAAATCCAGAAGATGTAATAATTGATAATGAAAGATTTCACGAATTAGTTCATAAAATGGAGAAAATGGGTATCAAACCCAATTTGACTAAATACTTCTTAGATATGGATGCGAATGACCGATTACAGTATAAAAGAATGAAAAGAACTTTAGAGCCGGGTGCAACAACAAAATCAGTTATCGAGGTAAACCCACCGGATGTAAAAGTAGTAAAAAAGAGTGGTTTATCAAAGGTAGCAAAAACAGTTTTGAAAAAACTAATTCTCCAAGGAGAGATAACTTCTTCGGATGAACAATTAATAATAGAATTAAAAGATTTTATGGAGGAAGAAAGCAATGGGTGAATTGAGTGGAACAGGTGGAGGAATCCAAGGTGAAAAATTGGCAACTGATCAAGGAGTGCACGACACTCCCGAGCCAGCGGCTGAACCGACACCAACTGATATCAAAGGTGATGGCGGAGAAGTTGATACAGGTGATAAATCGAAAGAGGCACCGAAGGGATATGCTACGGATGTTGAGGATATATTTGCTGATGGAAGTAAAGGCGATATACCCGTTTTCGATGTAAGTCCCGATGAATTCAATAACAATATGAAGATGGATCGTAGACGATTGAGATTTAAAGCTGGTTCAAAAGCTGCTGAGTATATGAGAAAGACAAAGTATAATCGTCCATTCTGGATTCGAAATACAAAAGATGGTTATATGAGAAAAATTAGTAGGTCATAATATGGCATTGATAAAAGTAAAACCACAAGTTGGTGAAATAGGTTCTGTTTTTTATCCAGTATTTCTTGATAAGTACAATAGACCTATGGTATTAGTCTATATGGGTAAAATCATAGATATTGATGTACTTACAGGTGATATATTGGTAAAAGATGCACCATTCGCTGTTCCCGAATGGCGAATGCAGTGGTTTACTTTTGGTGGTATACCAGTACAAAATCCAAAATTTAGCCTTACAAAAATTGAAAATGATAACAAAATGAGACTTCAAAAAGCAACGAAGTCAATAAAAAGAAACTGAGTTTACAAGTGTTTGATTTTATAGTATAATTATTATACAAATCGAAAAGGAGATAAAATGTCGGGAAAAACTGTTCTTGTTGACTACAACAATCTGTGCTATCGGCTACTGTTCACTCGCGATGTTGGTGTAAATGTTCCTGGCGCTGTTCCAAATTTCACATTATGGAGATTTATGGTATTGGATGCCATATATCAATTGATGTTGAGATTTGAACCAAGTGAAGTTGTTCTTGCAGTAGATAATAAAAACACTTGGAGAAAATCCTATTTTCCAAGATACAAAGAATCAAGAAAGAAAAGACGAGATAAAGATGATGGTCTGAATTGGGAATTGATTTTTGGAATGATTGAAAAATTCCAAAAAGAATTGAAACATCATTTTCCATTCAAGATTATGAAAATTCGTTCGGCAGAAGCAGATGATGTGATTGCTATTATCGCTATGGATGGTGATAAAGATTCAATCATTTCTTCTAATGATGAAGACTTTCTTCAACTTTGTTCTGCGAGAACGCAAATCTGGAACCCTTCAAAACACGAAATTATGACTGTAGAAAATACAGACGAATTTCTTGTAGGTAAATGTCTTATGGGACAATCAAAGGATGATATATTTAATGTATTGACTCCTAATGATTGGGGTATGACTGAACAAACTGAAGGTAAAAGAAAGCCAGGACTTGGACCAGCAACAGTAGAGAAGATTCTACAAGAGGGTGTAGACAAATGGTTGAGTAGAAACAAAAAGAAAAAATTTGATGTAATAATTGATCCAGAACAAAATTATAAGCGAAATGAAATACTTATTGATTTTCGTAAAATACCAAAGACTATTCGTGATAGAGTGTTAGATGCCTATTATGATTATAGTTTTCCACCACCATCAAATATGTATCCGTTCTTAAAGAAACATAAGATGCGTGGTTTTATTGAAGAATATCCAAAGTTTGAAAGATATATGATGAAATTATATGAGTGAATTAGGTATTGAAATAACATCTATATGTAGTTTTAATTGTTATTTTTGTGGTGTAGAAAAAAGAGAGAAACATACAATCTCAACGGAGGTTTTTAAAAGAGTCGTAGACGAGGCATTGGAACTTGGATACGACTCTTTTGTTTTGACGCCCAAAAATGGTGATGTATTCTGCGATCCAGATGTATATTCAAAATTAGAATATTTGAAAAAGATAAAAGTACCTTATTATTTTTTCACTAATTTACATTTAGCCGATCCAATCAAACTAAATGAAGTAATCTCACCACTTGGTAAGATATATCTATCAGAATATGGAAAATCTGATGAAGAATTTGAACATTTAACACAAAGACCACGATCATTTCGACATAAAGTATTACAAAATGCTAAAATTTTGAAAGGTCGTATATCACATCAAGATAGAAATGATACTTATATAACAGTAATGAAGAAAAGACAGAAACCATCTGATCTAATAAAACATAAGATTTGTACTGAGGCATATAATCATTCGGTTTCATCAAATGGTGATGTATTATTATGTACTTGCGGTAGATGGAATCCACATTTGAAAGTTGGAAACATATATCAACAATCATTAAAAGATGTATTTACATCTGATCTTTATCGTGATACAATGAGACATCTGATTCGGAATGGAATGGATAATGAAATTTGCCAAAGATGTCCAAATCATAATGATTACCAATCACCAAAACAAATGTTAAAAAATATGATG